GGTGCTGGTGCTTCTATTACAGGTGTTACAACGATTGCTAGCACTGCCAACACAACAAACCTTGGTCAAGGTGCGTTAGATGTTAAGGGTGGTGCTAGTATTGCACAAAACCTTTATGTTGGTGCTGCTCTAAGTGTATCTCAAGCATCGACTTTTGAGGGTAATGCAGTTTTCAATGGTGACATTACTCTTGGAAATGCTGAGACAGATAATATTATTGTTAATGCTGATGTAGAAGGAAACTGGCTTCCAAATATCGACAATGCTTATAATATTGGTGATGCAACTCAGGGAAAAACCTGGTTAAATGGTAGCTTTAGTGGAATTGTATCGGCTACTAGTGGATTAAGGGGTGCCAATGTTACTATTGGTATTACTTCAGCGAGAACCATTAATACAACATCAGGGTCTCTATTCTTAACAGGTGCAGATTCAAGAGTAGTAACAGTTGGTGATGCTAGTGTATTAGGAAATCTTGATGTTCAAGGTAATTCTACGATTGTTGGTAGCGAGACCGTCAAAAATATTCAAATAGGAGTTAATAGTACAACTCAAATTGATACATCTTCAGGTAATCTAAGACTTGATGCTGCAACAAATACAGTTGATATTACTGCACAGACAAATACAACTGGATTTGCAACATTTACTTCTGGTATCAAGGTAACATCTGGTGGTGCATTAATTGGTAATATTGGTGTTGGAACTGAAGGTACTAATATTATTAGTACAAACTCTGGAAACTTAATCCTTAAGTCTGGAGAAGTTGCAACTACAGTTCGTGTTGAAGATGACCTTGTAGTCACTGGTACAATCACTGGTACAATTACAGGTACAATTTCAACAGCAACTAGATCATCATCAATTGATGTCTCATCCGTAGTTGATTCCAATACAAGATATCTAACCTTTGTTGATTCATCAACCGCTGGAGCAGGACAAACTGCATATGTAGATCCAACTCTATCATATAATGCAAATACAACTACATTATCAGCTCCCATTATTAGAACAGGAACTATTAATGCTGCTGATGGGTCTCCTTCAATCACAGTTTCAAATACTACTGGTAATGTAAGTTTTGCAAGTAGTGTCACAATCACAGGCGATATTACTGTACTTGGAACCCAAACAATTGTTAATACTGAACAACTTAAAGTTGAAGATAGTATTATTGAACTTGGATTAGTTAATAGTGGAGGCAGCTTAGTACCACCATCAACCGATCAAAATATTGATGTTGGTGTTGTAATGCATTATTACACAACATCAGCGAAAAAAGCTGCAATTTATTGGGATGAATCTGTAAATAGAGTTGCTGTTGCATCATCTGTAACAGAAACTTCAAGCGTTATGTCGGATGTTGTTTATGCACCGATTGAAATTGGTTCTCTTTGGGTTAATGATTGTGCTGGTCAATCTCAAGTTATTACATGCGTAGGTGGAGAAAGATTCCTTCAAAATATCACAATCGATGGTGGTGCATTCTGATAGATAAATAACTTTATTATGGAATCATTAATATGGCTTCAGACGTAGATTATAAAATTTTATTAGGTTCTTATCAACAGAAATCTTTTGATTTATTAAATCAAGTGATTGCTTTAGAAGCTCGTGTTTCTTCTAGTAATCAAATTATTGATGGATTAAATAAAAGAGTTCAAGATTTAATTGCTGAATTGGAAAAGGCAAAAGCAATTATTGCCGAATTGAAAATTGCTGAAATGGAAAGATTAGAGGAGGAAGAAAGGAAGTTATTAGAAACTGTAGAGTCAGAAATGCAATTTGGATTGGTTTCTATGCCACCAAAGAAAAAGATCAAAAAGACAGTTACGAGTGAGGATGTTGAGTTGATAGAAGATACTAAACCTAATGAGGGAGAACTCTAATGGCAAAACCATCAACACGCCAACAATTGATTGACTATTGTTTAAGAAAATTAGGAGCTCCTGTTTTAGAAATAAACGTAGATGATGATCAGATTGATGATCTGGTTGATGATGCAATTCAATTTTTTAATGAGCGTCATTTTGATGGTGTTGAAAGAATGTACTTAAAGTACAAGATAACGCAAGCGGATATTGATAGAGGAAGAGCAAAAAATGACAATGGTGTTGGAATTGTAACTACAACTGCGAGTTCTACAATTACGGGTTATGGATCCACATCTTTTAACTTTTACGAAAATTCAAACTATATTCAAGTTCCAGACTCTGTAATTGGGATTGAAAAAATATATAAGTTTGATACGAGTTCCGTTTCATCTGGAATGTGGAGTATTAAGTATCAACTATTCTTGAATGATTTATACTACTTTAATTCAGTTGAACTCTTACAGTATGCAATGGTAAAAACATATCTAGAAGATATTGATTTTTTACTTTCAACAGATAAGCAAATAAGATTTAATAAAAGGCAAAATAGATTATATTTAGATATTGATTGGGGGGCAAAAACAGTTGATACTTGGTTAGTTATGGATTGTTATAGAGCACTTGACCCAACAGATTTTTCTAAAGTATATAATGATAGTTTTGTTAAAAGATACTTAACTGCATTGATCAAAAGACAATGGGGACAAAATCTAATCAAGTTCCGTGGCGTTAAGTTACCTGGTGGAATTGAATTAAATGGTAGAGAGATTTATGAAGATGCAGAAAGAGAAATTGATGAAATAACAAAGAGAATGTCAATGGATTACGAACTTCCACCTTACGACTTTATTGGATAATGGCATTAAATCCCTTTTTCTTACAAGGATCCGCTGCTGAACAAAGACTTGTTCAGGATTTAATCAATGAACAGTTAAGAATGTATGGTGTTGAAGTTGTATATGTTCCTAGATTTTTTGTTAATAAAAAAACAATTATCGAAGAAGTTCAAACTTCAAAATTCGATGATTCTTATTTACTAGAAGCATATGTAAATAATTATGAGGGATATACTGGTGCTGGAGATATTTTAACTAAATTTGGGATGAGTTTAAAGGATGAATTGAATTTAGTTATTTCAAGAGAAAGATTTGAAGAATTTATTAGTCCATTTTTACAGGAAGAAGATGCATATGAAGTAGAAGTAGCTTTAAGACCTAGAGAAGGTGATGTAATTTATTTTCCACTTGGTCAAAGATTATTTGAAGTTAAATTTGTTGAGCATGAAAAACCATTTTATCAACTTGGAAAAGGTTATGTGTATGAGTTATCATGCGAACTCTTTGAATATGAGAATGAAGTCTTTGATACTGGTAATGAAGATGTAGATGCTGTAATCGCAAATCAAGGAGAAATTCTATCACTCAGATTAGTGGGTTATGGTCAAACAGCAGTTCTTGGTGCAGATATAAACAGCAATTATGTTAGAAAAATCTATTTGAATAATGATGGATATGGATATACATCGACTCCAACTGTAACATTTTCTAATGCTCCTGCATTCGGAAGAACTGCACAAGCAGTTGCAATTACAACTTCAGTTGCTGGAGTCCGTTCAATCAAAGAAATTGTATTAAAAGACGCTGGTTGGGGATATACTTCAATACCTACTATAACAATTAGCGGTGGAGGTGGTACGGGTGCGGCAGCAACTTGCTCTATAGATGTTTATCGAAAGGGGGTATCTTTTGTGCCTGTAACTTCTGGTGGGCAAGGATACACCACATCACCAAGTGTTACTTTCTCTGGTCCCACATTTATTGGTGCAGCAGGAACCGCAGTTATAGCAGACACAGCGTTAGATAGAGTAGTAATTAATAATGGTGGTTCTAGTTACTCTCCAAAACTAAGTATAGGAGTTACTTTTAGTCCCCCAAATCCAATTGGTTTTGTAACGGCAATTGCCACTGCAAATATTCAAAATGAGCAGTTATCCTCATTTAATATTGCAAATATTGGTATAGGATATAGTCAGGCTCCAACTATTACAATTGATAGTCCAACAGGAGTTGGATCAACTGCAACAGTTATCGCAGTTGGTGGGCTAGTTTATGGAGAGACTGTCTCTAGCATTTCGATAGCATCTTCTGGACAATTCTACATCACAAATCCAACATTAACCTTTGATAACCCTACAGGTATAGCATCAACTGCCAGAGTATCTTCTTCACTAGTCTCATCTGGTGGTATATCTACAATTTCATATTCACTATTGAGCTCAGGTAGGTACTATACAACTGAGCCATCATTAAATATTGATTTCTTAGTATTAAGTCCTGGATTTGTCAATCAACCAAAATTTGGTTCAAATTCTTGGAAAATAATTTCAACAGAACCGAATAGAAATATTACTAGACCAGCAATTTCTGGAGCAGGTGTCGTCTCTATTGGAATAACTGGTTCTATTCAAATGTTTGTTAAAGTTCCATCTACATTATCAGGTGTTTCAACTTTCATAGAACTGAACAGATTATCCAATGGTGGGTATGCTAACAATGTTGATATGAGAGTTAATTCTTCAGGATATTTTGAAGTTGGTATCGGAACAATATCATTAACTTCAAATGTCTATGCTCTTGACGATACTTGGCATTATCTATACTTATCATCTGACTATGATCCACCTCCAGTACAGACAGTTACACTTACCGTTGATGGAACAGATACTAGCGGATACTCATTCCCAACAGTAACTGTTATTGAACTGGTAACAAATGCAGATATAACTCCACCCGTTATTAAAAATTCTACAAATAGTGGAATTTTATTGGACGATATTTTTGGGACAAAGGTTTCGACAGGAACATCTGCAGTTCCAACATCCACTCCAGTTCCAAACTCCAATACAGTATTATTTGATGATTTTGAAAATAGTATTGGAACATTGAATTCAATTAGTATTGGATGCTCAATATCAAACGGAAGAGTAATATCTCTAGATAATAATAGTACTACTCTTTCTGGTATTGTAACATCAATTGTTTCTGCTGCAATTGAAGCGCCAACAGGAACACCTTCAGATTTCAGAGCAACTGGAATAGCAAGCGTCACGTCTGGAGTTCTTACTTCAGTAACTCTAACTTATGGTGGATATGGATACCTAACCAATCCAAATGTAACTGTATCTGGTCCAACTGGAGTTGGTTCAAACTTTAGAGCAACTGCTATTGCAAACCTAAGATCTTCAGGAAGACTGAATCAGATTTTAATAACAAATCCTGGTCTTGGATATACGGCAACACCTTCAGTAACTATTTCTGGACCTCTTGGACAAATTCCAGAAGGTTATGGCGTTGTTGGAGTCAGTGGCACTATAACTTCTGTTGTCATCACAAAACCAGGTATTGGATACACAGTTGCTCCTACGGTAAGCATTGCAAATACTGTAACAGATAGAGACTTTACCGCTGGATTTACAACTGCAAGAGGAAGAGCGGTATTGAATTCTGTTACTAATGAAATTGATTATATCTTGATTGATGACCCAGGTTCTGGATATCAATCACCACCAACGGTTACGATTGGATCACCTCCAGTAATCATTGGAGTTGGTACGTATTGGTTTAATGAAGTTGTGACTGGATCAATTTCAAGCACCACTGCAAGGGTTAAGCGTTGGGATGCTGATGATAGGATTATTCAGATTTCTATTGAAAATGGCAAGTTTGTTCCTGGCGAACTTTTAGTTGGCGCCGCTTCATCGGCTATATATGTTGTTGATGAATATTTAACTCTCAGCGAAGTTCCTGCTGCAGCTTCATTGAGAAACTTAGATGACTATGAAGAAAATGATGAAATTGAATTTGAAGCAGATCAAATTATAGACTTCTCAGAATCGAATCCATTTGGAAATTACTAATGTTAGGTACTTACTATTATCACGAAATTATTAGAAAAACTATTATAGGATTTGGAACCCTGTTTAATCAAATTTACATTAGGCATTATGATAAAAATGATGTTAATGTAGTTGATGAACTTAGAGTTCCTTTATCATATGGTCCTAGACAAAAGTTTCTTGCTAGATTGACTGAGCAATCGGAATTGAATAAACCAATTGCAATGACTCTACCAAGAATGTCATTTGAAATGGTTTCTCTAAGTTATGATGCAAGTAGAAAAGCAGGCGTAACCCAATCATTTAAAGCTTCTGATGGAACTAATTTGAAGAAAGTTTTTATGCCAGTTCCATATAATATTGGATTCGATTTATCAATTTATTGCAAACTAAATGATGATGCTCTTCAAATCGTTGAGCAAATTTTACCATGCTTTCAACCAGCATTGAATCTAACAATTGACTTAGTGGATTCAATTGGAGAAAAAAGAGATATGCCAATCATTCTGAATAATGTTTCATTTACAGATGATTATGAAGGTGATTTCAGTACAAGAAGAGCTTTAATTTATACACTATCATTTACTGTTAAAACATATCTGTTTGGTGCCATTTCCGATACAACAGACGGTCTTATCAGAAAAGTTCAAGTTGATACATATAGTGGTACAAATACAACCTCTGCTAAGAGGGAAATGAGATATACTGTCACTCCAAAGGCACTTGAAGATCTGAACAATGATGGAGTCATAACACAAATTGATGATGCACTTCTTGGACCAGATGATGACTTTGGATTCTCAGAGACAACGGAATTCTTTACAGACTCTAGAAGATACAATATTGTTCAAGGTGGAGATGTATAAAATATCATGCCTGGATATGAAAATTTAGATTTGACCTTTAATACAGATTCTAGCATCGTTGAAAAACAACCAACAGATGTTGAAATTGTTGGTGGAAATAAAGATGATATTAAAAAAGATTATGAATATACTCGTGCCAATTTGTATTCTTTGATTGAAAAAGGTCAAGAGGCCATCAATGGCATTATGGAGCTTGCGGGAGAAGGTGGTAGTCCTAGGGCATATGAAGTTGCTGGACAACTCATTAAAAGTGTTGCTGATACAACTGATAAGTTGATTGACCTTCAAAAGAAACTTAAGGAAGTAGAAGAAGATAAGGTTAAAACAACAAATGTTACTAACAATAATGCACTATTTGTTGGATCAACTGCCGATTTGTCAAAACTACTTAAACAAGGTTTTCTAAATAATAAAGAGTAATGTGTTTTTTCAATGAGTTGGTCTGACAAATATAAAAGATCAATAAATTGTGATAATCCTAGTGGATTTTCTCAAAAGGCTCATTGTGCTGCTCGTAAAAAAAGACAACGTGGTGAAGAGACTAAATCCGAATCTCCATTCAATGAAATGCACGAAGTAAAGTCCCATAAGACAGTTGAACAAATTGCAAAGAAACATCGCCTTGAAGTTTCTTTTATAAAAAAGCAACTTGAAATGGGAATTCCAATCGAGCATGAACACACAAAGGATAAAGATCTTGCAACAGATATTGCTCTTCAGCATCTAGATGAAATTCCAGATTATTATACTCGTTTGAAAAAAATGGAGGCAGATGCTAAAAAACATCATAAGAAATTTAAAGATGTAAAGGAGCATTGTGGTTGTGAGGATGATGCTGTTGAAGAACTCGAATCAGGATTAAAAAAATTAGATGATACTTCTTATGATTCTATTGATGGTCTCATGAGAAAAATTATGAAAAAGCATGATATGACTGCTAAACAATTGCATAATGCATTTGTTGATAAGCATCAAAAAACTCCAGATGATTGGATTAATGAAGGAACCCTTCACCATTGGTTTAAAGGTTCCAAATCTAAAAGTGGAAAACCAGGATGGGTTCAGGCAGATGGTTCTCCATGTGCAAATGAACCAGGTGAAACTAAAACTCCTAAATGTTTTAGTAGCGGAAGATTAAAGTCTTTAAAGAAAAAAGGTAAAAAAGGTGAAGCGTTAATTAGATCAGCAATTCGCCGTAAGCGTCAAAAAGATAAGGGGCAGCAACAAAAATCTGGAGCAGCAAAACCAACAAATGTTCCAACTTTTGCTAAAGGCAAAAAAGATAAAAATTACGTCAAAGCAGAACCAGGAATCAAAGAAGCAATGGAACTCAACGAAGCATCGAAAGATAAACCAGGCAAAGGTAGTGGTAACAAAGATGCCTGTTATCACAAAGTAAAAGCAAGATTTAAGGTTTGGCCAAGTGCATATGCATCTGGAGCACTTGTTCAATGCCGCAAAAAAGGTGCTGATAACTGGGGAACAAAATCAGAGAGTACTAATGCACTTGCATATGATTGGGATGGTCCAATTTTTGAAAATGAAATGAGATATTGTCCAAAGTGCAAAAAAATGGAAAAGATGCGTGAGTGCAGATATGGTCCAAAATATTGGTCCATGTTTTCAATACCATACGAACCATCAAATCAAGAAAAATTTAATATTGCAACGGTCCATCCTGCTAATGAAGCCTATGACCACGAGTATTCAATGGCTCGTTCAGAACTTTCAACAATCATTAA